AACCGCCGCCTTTGTATCCCGAATCCGCTGCGCCCCGAGGCTCTCGTCCTCCGTGTCCGCCGGCTGCCCAAGGAACGTACTGTTCCACGTATACGTAAACGTGGTCATGGCGAGATCCTCACGAACGGGTCAGCCCAATACCGCCCGACAAAGCCCTGATCAGTGAGGTCTATGTTGATCTCCAGATCCGGATCATCCGTGTCCTGCTTCACTGCGGTCACGAAGTGCTCCTGGGCCTCCCGCAGATAGTCATTGGCCTTATCCGGCCGCCCGAAGCTCTTCCACAAATATGCACAGGCCAGTGCAATCAGAATGTCGTCCTTCCACTCGTAGTCCGATACCGCCGTCGGAAACTGCTCGATGTTGAATGGCCGCGGGAACGTAGTGATCCGCATGAATACCTGGTACACGTAGTCCGGCACTGGATACAGGATGCAGGTCTTGTTCCACCGGCTGTAGAAATACGGCTTGGACCGGGCCAGTACCTCCGGTGCCGGCCAAATCCTATCGAACGTCCTCCAAGGTTTCTCAATCAGCTTCCTCGCCGTCGTATCCCCCGGGTTCAGCACACACGTGTGAATATGCTTGACATTCGGGGCAAGCGGTAAGAACTTGTCATTGAACGCACTATTCGTAAACAGTGTCGCCGTCTGATAAAACCCTTTCATCTCCTTGAAATCGTGCGATCGGCTGATACGTGCCTGCGCGAAGTTCAGCGCACTGACACACCGGTCATTCGACAGATCCGATCGGTTGAGGAGGCCCGCTTGGACCTCCCCCACCAACGCCGTCAGCGGTAGGTCGCCCACCGACCGCCTCCTAGTACATAAAGTCGCAGAACATCTTCCGGGCGGTCACGTCGTACGCGGCGCCAACGGAGCTATGCGTAAAGGCCCCGATCACTGCCACGTTCCCGGCCGTCGCCCCCTGTGTGGTGAGGGCCTGCCCGTTCGTCCCCGGCACAGCGCCCGACACAATCGCGATCCCCTTCACCTGTATCCATCCATGGGAGATCGCACCGCTTGCCGCCACCGCCATCGCCACTCCAGCCCCCATAGCGGTATTCGCCTTATCCACGATCTGGGCGTTACCATCTCCCGCCGGCGCCACGTAGCACACCACGTCACCCACTGCCACCGCCGTTGTCCCAGAGAACCTCACATACTTATAGGCTGCGTTGTTCTCCGCTCGGATAGTGCCAAGCCCATCCTTATTATCTGGGGTGTTGTCAGTAATGTTGCTGACAAACGTTTGCTTCTGTCCCAAGGCTCGCTGCGCTCGCCTTAAACGAACGCCCTCCTTTCTATGTTACTACGCTCATGAACGGCGCTTGCGCCGTTCATGGGGTGTTGATACCATACATCACACCATGCACCCTTCGCCTGTTCGTGGTCAAGGTACAGGCTGAGACGATTTGGGCCGCCCGATCATTGATCTGATCGGGAATCGCTTTCCACTCCGTCATGTCGAACCACATAGCCGGGTCGTACGTGAGGGAAAGGAAACTCGTATTGAGCATATACAAGTGGCCAGGTACCGGCGTTGCACTGTCCTCCCCCGCGATGCTTGGTGTCCAAACCATCGGAATGCCCTTGAAAGTCTGGTTCTCGAACCCGGCATCCGCCAACTTCCGATTCAGCGTCCTGTAGTACGTCAGGACCGCCCCCTCGTACTGCTCGTACGTCCACTGGTCGCTCAAGAAGATGTCCGGCCGGTCCTCTCGCCTGTTGTTCATGCATTGGTTCAGGAGCTTTCGCATTGTGCCAATCCCGGTGTTCGCGAAACTGGCGCCGGTCATATTTACGGTCTGATTCCTCCACCACGCATACTGCGCTTGGCTTGAGTCAATCCCACCAACGGAGATCCCGTTACCTCCCTGGTTACTGGTTGGATCATCTGCCACAAGACAGTTTAGCCCATCAAAGGCCGCTGCCATCGCCGTCGTCGTCCCACTCGTGATCGTGCCCGGCCCATCCACCAACCTAACCTCGAACTCCGTGATGAGGCTCTGCTCCGTGTTATCCAGCTTCGCGTTCATCAAGCTCATGATCCGGGCCTTGCCGGTGTTCTTCTGTTCGTCCGTCCCGAATCTGACAATGCTGGCCGCGATATACCGCCAATTAAACTGGGCAATCGTCAGAAACTCGAAGTCGTTTAAGGCCATGGCAGTTCCTTTGTCTACCCAGGCCACATTGTTATTCGACGCATACTCGAGGCTCTCTTCGATAAACCTCCCGCCCCGCTGCTGCCTCATCTTCCCCTTATCTTTGAGCCAAAACCAGAAGGGCGTCGCGTTGAACACGTTGTCGGCAACGCCCTCCATTCGGTTCTGCCACGTTGTCGTGTACAGGTTATCCAAAAACTGGGTAAGTGTCGCAACCATTCACTTCATTCCTCATCGAAGAGGGGTTCGCCGCCTACCCCCTTCACCGCCTCCGCCCAGGCCGCATCTGAAGCCTCTTTGGAGTTCATACGTTGGCCCCTATTCCCGGTGCCACTTTGGCTGGGCGTCAGCCCACCAAAGCGAGGGCGTTCCGCCCTCGGCGGAGGGGGATTGTATCGGCGATCAAGCTCCCCCGCCTTCGACGAATTACCCGCTCTTGCAAGATGATACAGTGCTTCCGGCGGCAATCCTCTGTATTGCCCCGCAAGCTGGATCATCTCGTCCCGCCAATCCCCAAAGTCCTTATGGGCCTGCGCGCTGTGCTCCACAGCCCGCTGCAACTCGCCCTTCGTCGTATTCGCCGTAATCGCCTGCAACTCGCCCCGGAGTGGCTCCACCACCGTCTTATTCACCGCCCGCAGAACCTGATTCACAATGTGGTCGGAGAACTCCTGCCGACTCAGCGTCTCAAGCTTCGCCGGATCAACCGGGGCGTCGGCTATCGCCGCCGCCTGCGCAGCTTGCTGTTGATTGTTCTGATGGGCCATCTGCATAAGCCCACGCATAACCCCAGTCAATTCGGAGATGCCGCCCTGTAAGTCAGCTGCCCACTTCGGCGGCTGACTTGGGGCTGGCGCCGGCGGTTCGCTTCCGGAAGGCGTGGGAGGAATCCCACCTTCGGTTTGCGTTCCGCCGGCACCCCCCTCGGTCCCTCCGCCGGAGCCTCTCCCGTCGTCCGACGGGGGCCAAGCTGGACTGTCACTCATGCGTCACTATCCTCCGGGACGGGTAATACCGTCCTCAGCAATGGGTTATTCAACACTGCACGAGCCCGCACAATTGAGTTGAAGATTGGCATGAGATTCGCCTCAATTCGACCCTCCGTCATCAGCCCCAGCTGCAACACGATCGGCGTAACCAAGCCACTACCGTCCGTATGGAGCAACAGCAGGCCATCCTTGTTCTCCGCCCGAAATCCCACCGCCTCCGCAAGCTTATTCAAATTTGCTGGCTCCCGACCAGGCATCGGCCTCCATTCCCGCGGCCCCAAAGTGGGTCTATCGCTCATATCCACCTTCCCTCTTTCGCCCCAAACAGCCCGCCCATATCCTCCGCATACTCCGAATAATTGCCATTATCGCGGGCGATCCGTTTCAGGTCCTGCATATTGCTAATGTACTCTCCTTTTTCCGAGATGTGCTCATAGAACCCCTCCCGAAACACCATATGCCGGCGGGTCCGCAAGTCTCGAATTAAAACCCTGCCGCATTCACATTCCATCTTGCCCGACTCAAAGTCCTCCATCTCCTCAATCGTGGCCCACAGATCAAACTTGTGCCCATCGGGACACTCATAATGATACACAGGCATCTGGTGCTACCTCTGCAAGTGTGTATTGTCCGCAACCGGACAGTGTGCATTTCATCGTGGTCTCCCCCCTGCCACCGGTGTCAACTGCGGTCCCGGCCTCGATTGCTGTATCTGCCTAAGCTTCGGTAACATCTGTAGGTACTGTTGCATCGACATTGCCTGTTGCTGTTGCTGCTGGATCTGCTGCGCCTGCTCCGGACTCGCCAGCATATTATCAAACTCAGCCCCATGCATCATCCTCAGCAAATAGCTCGTAAGCTGGTGCTTGTCGATGAGGGGATTCTGCAGCAGCAGTTGATACACCTGGATAGCCTTTGCCTCCTTCACCTGCTTCGTTTCCGGCAGAGTGCTATCAGGATCCACTGATACATTGTACCCGGAATGTTTGAGTTCCTCCGGCCGGAACCGGACCCAGATCGGAACCCCACCCGGTCCCACCAAATCTACAACCTGTTCCCCTGTCCACCGGTTGAAGATAACCGTATGAACCTGTTCAATGAGATCAACCAAAAGATCGGCAACTGCGTCTCGCCTTTCGTCCATTCGGATCTGCGTCGCCTGATTAACAATATTAGCTTCCGTTGCGCTCCTATCCGCCGACCCCGGTGCATACTCTCCAAACTGATTCGCTCCCAGCCCTAGTATCTCCTGAACATCGCGCTCCACAAGCGCATCAAGGGTGATAAGACCCTGTGGTATGTTCGCTGACTCCATAACGTGAACGTCTGCCATAGATGCACCGTCCTCGACATACACCACTGGAGACACTGTCTCATCAGAGAGCTTTGCTGCTTCATCTGGGGTCATCGCCGTCCGCTTCGTGAGGATCTTCACCAAGCTTTGGCGCCTGTGCTTCATCATCGCTGTCCGGTTCTCATTCAGCTCCCGCTGCTGAGGATCGAGGATCTGTGCGTCCGGCACCCCCCAGAAGAACGTATCATCCCTATTGAAAATGAGGTCAAAATACGGGAAGTGTCCCTCTTCCAGCATCTCGTCATCCTCAAAATACAAGATCTTCGCGTTATGGTAGGGGGCAATCACAAACACCTTGCCGGTCTTCTTGTCCCGGATCTCCACGAGATCCACCAGGCCCTCTTCCGAGGGCCTATCATTTCTATTTATCTCCCGCCAGTATGACCGTGACACGTTGATATCCCGCGCCCCCCTCAGTCGAGGATCGTCGTGTACATCATCCACATGTCTCTGTATCCAATGTGCCACCCACCGACTGCTGTGGATATCGGTCGATCCAACCGGCACAAGGAACTGACCCGGATGGGTAGAAAGAAACCAAGGCATATTAGGAACAACCAGATCATTGTACTCCACCCGAAAATCATGCTTTCCGCCGGTGGGCGCCTCCGCATCCAGGAAGTCCGGTGTGGGGGTAAACTCCGCCCCATATCCCAGCTTCCCAATCCCCGTCCCAAACAGAAAGGCATTCTGCGTCATCAACTTGATAGCCTGCTTAACCTTCATCCTCGCAATCAGCTTATTATCAATCCTCTCTAAGATCTGAGCCAGTGCATAATGCTCGTCGCCAGGCTTAGCAGCACCAACGGAAACGCTAGGATTACGAAAATAGACCCGTGGCACGAGTGTCCTAACCATCTTGAAAAAAACATTAACTGGCAACACTCCGTAAGTAAACTCTCCACGATAATACTTCCTCCACATATCCCACTTCGTCTCGAACGCACACTTTTTTCGATATTCCATCGCCTTCCGGATTTGCGCCAACCAGTACGTCCCATCCGGATCGCCGTTACCTTTATACCCACTATAGGTCCGCTTCAGAACCCTGCTTGCACTCGGTGCTTGGTCGTTGAAGCCAACATTCTGAGTTTCTGACGAATAGCTCAACTGCTAGCTCCCCCGCCCCCGTTGGTGCCGCCGACGGAGGGAGTCCCGGTTCCAGCCCCGCCGCCGGCACCCGCGCTGCCGGACTGGCCACCGGCCCGCATCAACGCAAGGATCTGTTGCAACAACGTGCTATAGGCAGCAGTTTGCTGCGACTGCAACGGGTTCGCCACCTGTGTATTCGGCACCTGATACCCTGCAACCTGTGGCGTCGCGATACTGGTCCCCCCAGCGCCAGAGGTGCCGGTCTGGGCGCCTAACAACTGCCGGACTAGCTGCGCTATCGTATTGCTGTCCAGCGTCCCCTGGGCCATCGTGGACATATCACTGGTCAGGTTCCCTGTTCCAGTCAGCCCACCCGTCCCCGTCGTTGTCCCGCTCACTTGCTTTTCCCTCCAAATAGATCGGGGAACTTTGCCACAAACTCAATCGTATCCGACAACCACTTCGCTAGGTTTTCCTGTGCCTCTTCCTTCGTCGAACCATAGCCAGTCGTCCTAGCATATTCACTGGCCTTCGTTGCCCCCGGCTGCGCAACGTCGCCCGTGAATCGGTAGCCCGTTGTACTTCCCAGCCCACTAATGTCTTGCACGTTGAGGGTTGACAAAATGTCCGTAAAATCCTTCAGACTAACGCCTGGCTTCTCCGTCCCCGACGTGACATCCGGCACATTCGCGAACCTCGGCATGAACTGCTTGACTATCCCACCTAAAGCAGCTGACAAATCCTCCTCGGTAGCAGGAGCTGACCTCTGCAAAACTGGATACCCACTACTACCGCCCCCCAGCCTAATCGCCTGCTCCGCCGGGACATCCACTCCATACTGAGATCGCTGAGTGTAGATCGGCCCGAGCGACAACGTATTCAACACATCTATGAACGTTTGCATATCCTTATCGGATATGTTCTGCACACTTGAAGGGGCCTTCGTAGCTGGTTGCGCCGCGGCCATCTACTTGCACCATCCCCAACCACGGAGCTTCTCGAGGTCGTCTGACACCCGTAGGCCAATATCCCGCCGGTACATCTTGCTCCCGACCCGAATATTGTCGAGGGTCCGATAAACTCTTCGGCGAGCCAACTGCAAATCCTCCGCCCGCGCCGTCGCCTTCAACGTCAGCCCGTCGGCCCCACTCGTCTTAAACAGGTCATCCTCAATCATCACGTTGCAGGGCCACAAATGCCCGATATTGTTCTCATTAATGCCGAGGATCGGCTCCCCATACTCCGCCTCAATGTCGTCATCTTCCGCGGGGTAGGGCGGCACGGCCAGTCGCACAGATATGCAAAATTCATTCGTAACCGGCATCTCCTTCATAGTTCCGGCGGCAATCTCTCGAAAGAAATCCCCGACGGGCAACCTGATGCCCTCCAACAGTGCCTCGATAGCATCGTATCCGAACCTAGCAGTGGCTTCGAGGGCGAATGCTCCTTCCTCGTTAACGATACAGTTAACATCCACGGGCCCACGCCAACCGATCCGTACCAGGAATGGTTTGAGCCTTTCCACTGTGGCCTTCGTAAGCCTACAGCCCTCGCACGCCACGACCACGTTTCCCATACAACCCGTTTGAGGTCCGAGCCCTCCGTCCATGAGCCGCTTTTCTTCGAAGGTGTGATTGAATGGCCTGATCCACTCGGTTCCATTAAACCAACCCTCCGTACTAACCTCCACGCCCTCCACAATCTTCTGCACGATGAGGGGGGTGCCACTTGGGTATTGTGCAAAGGCCCAATCCAGTTGCTCACGATCCATTATCAACCGGCTGGTAGCACATCCAATATTGTCGTCCGCCTTAATGCAAACCGGCTCGAACCCCGGTCCCTCCGCAAAAGAGGAGCGAGCGCTCTGAGGATCAGGAAACGCATGGGTCTCAGGGCAAACAATACCATGCTCCGCGAAGATCCTCATTCCTTCCGCCCGCTCCAGTTCCAACCTGTCCATCGCGGGACTAGCCCCAATGAAGGGCCTTTGCACAGTTCGCAACACCCGTTCAATGTTCCCCATCCCCACCATATCGACCAATACCAAGTCAGTGTCCCTAAGCCCGCTCCGCCAACTGTCGACCCTATTGACAATCCCTCTTCCAGAGCGGGCGTAAGCCCGCTCTTTGATCCACATGGAAACGGAATGACCTTCGTACACGAGCCTGCTTGCAACTCCAAGGAAATCCCCTGTTTGACTGATGACAAGAATTCGCATGACGGGCTACGCCCGTCACGCGAGAGAGGGCCAGGCAATTGCATGCTCGTCCCACTCCACGTTATCCGAGATAGGTAGTGGGTCATCTCCCCGTTCGTGCCGGTTGATCAGTTCCATAAACGCCTGACTTGCCTCAAAGATCTCATTCGTCCTCCGTCCCCTCTCGCCCGCACTAGCCAGAATGCTTCCCTCGACCAGCAGCGCATGTGGCCGACAGAAGGCCATCATTGCCGTGGCCATCACCAGGTCATCATAGCATCCCCTCTCCGCACCCAGCTGCCCCCTCTCATTCTCCACGTACGACCCCAGCTCATCCCTCAGCTGCCGACTGTGGATCGTCAGCTCCTCCCGGATCTGCTGTTGAAGGGCCCCTACCGCCATATTCTTCACAATGTCCGTCGTGTACGTCCCGTATTCCGACAACCTCGAAATCTCACTGTAGGTCGCCCGGCCCTTCCCTCGATGAGGTCGGTGTATCCGACCCGGTGGATACATCCGCAGCAGATCCTTCACGAACAATATTCCATGATTATTCCTCTCCGGGTTGCAATAGGCCGTATTGAACTCCGTGAGGGCTCTCATGGCCTTCGCCGCGAACTGGTCCGGTTCAATCATATTATTCCGGTACTCGTACACCTGCTCGCCACTCTCCGTCGCAAAGATAGTCAGCACACTATAATCCTGTCCTACCCCTGCCCCCACATCAGCTCCCGCCACATACGCAACCTCCGGCTTCGGATGATCCCGCAACCTCCAGGTCCACGGGTCCTCGTTCACCCAGTCATTCGTCAATTCAAAATTCACCACCTTGAACACACTGAACCCGGTGGCTTGGAAGCATTCGTCCAGCGTCACGGGATAATTCTCCCGGAACAACCGAAGATCGTAATTCAGCTCGGCAATCTTCTGCCGCCGCCACCGCAGCTGGGGGATAGTCAGTCCCATTCCGAAGTACTTAGGCTCTTCTAATCCTTCATCCAGATCGAACCCTTTATCCTCTCCCGGTATCATGTATTCCGGCGTATTCAGCCAATTGAAAAAGTGCAGCTTATACCCCAACCCATTCAACGCATTCATGCTAGCCTGATGAAACCAGTTCCCAACCCCCCGCCCCGTGGACTCCAGAAGAATGTTCCCCGTCGGCGGCACGGCCTGAAACAGTCCCGACAGCAGTGCCTGAGGATTAGCCCACCGGCTAACCTCACTGCAATGCAAATCGGTTATCGTATCTCCCACCCCATAATCGTCGCTGCCTGCGGTCCCGATGAAAATAGAACTGTCCGTCTTGTTAAAGACCAGCAGCTTCTGCGTCGCATATCGCAGATCCGGCGGTTCACACTTGATATGCTTAATCATATAATGTATGCGACTCAAAAGCTTTTGGCTCGTGTCAGTGTTATGCGCAAGGATAACATGCCGCCGATTTCGATAAGCTAAGCACCGCACGAGAGCCCTCGCCAATGGATATGTGCTGAAGCCACCCTGCCGATACTTCGCAATGATGTCCCGCCCAGTCTGTGCCTCATCAAACAGCTGCTGGTCATGGTTCAGCACGAAGTCCACGTCCTGCCCATCCTTACTTGGGATCCTCAGCAGGCTTTGGATCAGGAGGGCTTCTGGCGTCATTCCGGCCTAGCTTCCCCATTCGCACGCTGCGCAGCACTCGGCATAGCTTTGCCTGTCTCTGGGACAACAGCAGATGGCTGCGTACACTGTTGCTGCACTTCGTTGATGATACCAGCAAGTGCGTTCAAGCCTTCGCCTGCTGCTGTCAACAGGCTATTCCATTGCCGGGCCGGCAGGGTGACTAGCAACGGCGTGGTCGGCTCGATCTGCGTTCCGCTCATGTGTGCCTCATGCGGTTGTGGTATCGGTAACCAGGCCAAGTGCAACAAGTGCGGTCATCAATGAACCGAGCGCTGCATTGCTACCTTTGGCGCCGCTCACAGTCGGTTTTGCTACTGGAGCGGTATTGTAGAACCCGACATTCCCATTAAACCGCGCTGTGCTGCTGAAGACGATAGCGCTGCCAATGGCGCCAGTTGCCATGGAGATACCGGCTACGGTAACGCCGCCGGTGCCGGTGGATGCCAGCACCACAGCATTAGACGTTGCGGGACCCGGGGTGATCGTCAGCGCGGCCTGACTGGCAGAATTGCCGATTGTCGTTGTGCCTTGCAGATTATAGCCCCCCGTACCGCTCTGGGTGATCACCACCGCGTTGGCTGCCGC